GACATCCTGACCGCCCTCCTGCTCATCAAGGACCGCAACAACCGTCGGATCTCCAAGAACGTCGAGGAGCTCGCCTCCGAGATGCGCGTCAAGAACATCGTTACCGTCGAGCTCTTCGAGACCGTCCCGAACCTCCTGGCGATCTTCGTCAACATCAGCGACTACACCGTCGGCGCCACCAAGGGCGGACAGCTGGCGTCGTTCGACCAGTTCGACATCGACTTCAACCAGTACAAGTACCTGCTGGAAGGTCGCATGTGCGGCGCGCTCGTCGATCCCAAGACGGCCATCGTCATGTGGCGTGATGCCGGCACCCTGGTCACCCCGACCGTGCCGACGTTCGTTCCCGCGACCGGTGTCCTGACCATCCCGAACATCGTCGGCGTTGAGTACGTGAACACCGAGACCACCGATGTCCTGGTCGCCGGCGCACAGGCGGCTCTCGCTGCTGGCGCAAGCATCACCGTCCAGGCCCAGCCTGCCGACGGTTACGCCTTCGCCCACGGCATCGACGTCACCTGGGACTTCACGCGCAACGCGTGATCTGAGATGGCGAAGTATCGTGGGATGATCGGTTTCGGTCTATCCGAGGAGGCTTCGCCTGGCGTGTGGAAGGACGTCATCACCGAATATCCGTTCAGTGGTGACGTCCTTCAGGCCGCACGTCAGACCGAGGGTGGTGAGAAGGTCAACCCCGATCAGGTCTTTGACAACACCATCAGCATCGTCGGAAACGCCTTTGCCTTCGCACATATTCTCGCCATTCGGTACATCGAGTGGGCGGGGGAGCGCTGGAAGATCTCACACATCGACCTGAAGCGACCCCGTCTCATTTTTCGGATGGGAGGTGTGTACGATGGCCCAACGCCGGCTCCAGCTCCACCAGATCCTGAAGGAGCTTAGTCCAGCACCAGCCGCCGTGTACTTCGAACCCCCAACCGGCACGCAAATTGTCTACCCATGCATCGTCTACGAACGAGATGCAGAGGCGACATCGCACGCCGACAACCGTCCCTATGCGCGAAAGAAGCGATATTCCGTGAAGGTCATGGATCGAGACCCTGACAGTCTCATTCCAGAAGCCGTAGCGGATCTCCCTTCTGCCTCGTTCAATAGGGGCTTCAAGACCGAAGGCATCAACCACAGCATCTACAACTTGTACTACTGAAAGGAACACCATGAAGCTCACTTGGGATGACACCGGCAAGCGAATCTGGGAAACCGGAGTCGAACAGGGCACCCTCTACCCCCGCAACGCGCTTGGCGTCTACCCGCTGGGTGTTGCCTGGAACGGCCTCACCGCCGTCACCGACAGCCCCTCCGGCGCCGAGAGCAACAAGCAGTACGCCGACAACCGGGTGTACGCCAACATCATGTCCGCCGAAGAGCTCGGTGGCACGATCGAGGCCTTCACCTGGCCCTCGGAGTTCGATGCCTGCGATGGCACCGCAACCCCGTACCCCGGCGTGTCCGTCGGCCAGCAGTCCAGGCAGCCCTTCGGGTTCTGCTACAAGACCAAGCTGGGCAACGACATCTCCGAGGACCTCGGCTACAAGCTGCACATCTGGTACGGCGCCATGGCGAGCCCGTCCGAGAAGGCCTACAACACCGTCAACGACTCCCCGGAACTGACCACGTTCAGCTGGGAGGTCTCGACGGACAAGGTGGCAGTCCCCGGACTCAAGCCCTCCGCAACCCTCACCATCGACTCCACCAAGACCGATCCGGCCAAGCTGGCGGCTCTCGAACTGGTGCTCTTCGGTGACGACGCTGTCGACCCGCGGCTCCCGCTGCCGGCAGAGGTCTTCAGCCTGGTCGGCGAGTCCCTCACGGACGCGGAACCGGTCATGCCGGCCTACGTCCAGGGCACGCACACCATCACCATCCCGACCACCACCGGCATCGACTACCAGATCGATGGCGTCACCAAGGTCGCCGGGGCAGTTGTCATCGGTACGGGTTGTGTCGCTGAGAAAAGGCTTCTCCCAAACTTCCTCCCATTTTGACACGGAGACCAGAGAATGCTCCAAGGTCAGAACGACCGCTGGCGTGGACGACGACTTCTTCTACAAGTTCTGACCTGAAGAAGGGAGACCAGAGAATGCTTACCATCACAGTCCCACCGATCGAAGGTTTTGACAATGCGAGCGACGAGTTCGTCATTCTCGAGCCAGCGGTCGTTCTGACCTTGGAGCATTCTCTGGTCTCCGTGTCAAAATGGGAGGAAGTTTGGGAGAAGCCTTTTCTCAGCGACACAACCCGTACCGATGAGCAGGCAGTTGACTACATTCGGCAGATGGTTTTGACTCCGGATGTTCCTCAGGAAGTCCTTGCTCGGCTCTCACAAGAGAACCACGATGCCATTGGGGCATACCTTGGGCGAAAGATGACCGCCACCTGGTTCACCAATCGTCCAGGCCCGAGGAGTCGTGAGATCATCACTGCGGAGATCATCTACTACTGGATGATATCTTTGGGTGTGCCAATGGAGTGCCAATACTGGCATTTGAACAAACTGCTGGCTCAGATTCGAGTGGTGAACGAGAAGAACTCCCCGAAGAAGAAGATGGCTCGCAGCGATGCGACCGCCCAGAGGCACGCCATGAACGAAGCCCGCAAGGCACAACTCGGAACTAGTGGATAGAAAGGAGTACTCATGTCCAGAATCGTTTGGGGAGCACCAGGCTCTCGTTTCTACGAAAGCGGCGTGAGCTGCGGAGTGCTCTTCCTTTCGAGCGGACTCGGCGTTGCTTGGAATGGTCTAACCGCAGTAAACGAGCGAGCCAGCGGAGACATGACGCCATACTACCTTGATGGAATCAAGTACATCAATGTTGTCGGCGTAGAAGACTTCTCTGCGACAATCGATGCATACAGTTGCCCTCCAGAGTTTTACGAACTTGATGGCATGCCTTCGAATGGGAAAGGCCTGATCATCACTGGACAACCTCGCAAGCCATTTAACTTCTCGTATCGCACAGAAATCGGTAACGACCTCTCGCAGGAGGCAGGCTATAAGTTGCATCTTGTCTACAACGCTCTCTCGTCACCATCAGATAAGAACAACGAAACAACTACCGATACAACATCTCCACTGAAACGGAGTTGGGCTATCGAGACGGTTCCGCCAGCAGTGCCTGGGTACAAACCCACGGCGCACCTGATCATCGATTCCACCAAGACAGACCCAGATGCAATGTCCGCCATCGAAGAGGCTCTATACGGAGACAACGATTTCGGCTACCCCCCGATGATCTTGACTCCGGCCGAGATTATCCAGATCATGGGGTACCCTCACGGTATTGCATATCCTTCGCCGCTAACAAAGAGTAATGTTCCTGGCGCCGGTGGAACCTACAACAATGTCGACATTCCAGTCTTGACCGGTGTTGACTACCGACTGGATGGAATCAACGGCACGATAGTCACAGGAACATATTGGGTTGCCGTGCCAGTGACGATATTTGCTACCCCCAAGCCAGGCTACTATTTGGCCGATGGATACCCAACTAGTTGGGCGTTCACGCACTCAACATCTGCACCCGCATAGGAGGGCCATGTCCAGACTTTCTTGGGGTATATCAGAAATGAGCGCCTACGAGTTCGGTCTGGACCGTGGCGTCATATATCCAAAAAACTCAGCGGCTGTAACTTGGGAAGGGCTGCGCACCGCTAAAGAGACGATCGAAGCAGATACTGGTGCTGTCTACGTAGATGGAGTGGCGGTTGGTCGCTCTGTCTTGACGGAGTCTTTCTCTGCCGACCTTGAAGCATTCACATATCCTTCGGTTTTGGATGAAGCAAAACCGTTCGCACTCTCGTACAGGACAATGTTGAGCGGTGACCAGCAGCGTATTCATCTTGTGTATGGTTGCTCCCTGCAAGAACAAGATCACGAGAACTCAAGTGGCGAGGCAAGCGTTTCGCTGTCTACGTTTAAGTGGCGCCTCAATACAGTGCCAAGTGCGTTAAGCGGATATGCCCCAACGGCGCACCTGATTGTGGATTCAACGATGGTCAACGCTCTGATGCTTGCGAATTTCGAAGACTTAATCTACGGAACAGACACGAGCGAAGCGGAACTGCCGTCGCAAGAAGAAGTTGTCATGTTCTTCGATGGCGATATTCTTCAGATTATTGATAATGGTGATGGGAGTTGGTCTGCTATCGGCCCAACAGCTTTGATTGTCTACATTAATGATGAAACAGCGGAAATCACTGCCGATTCCATCGTTTTTCTTGACGAGGATACATACACGATCGAGTCATACTAAGGAGGAGCAATGGCGAAAATCACTGTCTATACAGCAGCCAAAATGCTGGAAATTTTCAATGCTTCGATCGTCGCTGCTCGCCAAGTATCTGGTGACATCATTTTGACAAACCGTGGCGGAGTTGATTTCAATCTTGGGAGTTTTAAAGGCGACCCGGGAGCGTCAAACGAGTTGAGCATTGGGACCGTGACAGAAGGAGCTGCTGACGCGTCTATAATCGGTGAATCGCCAAATCAAACTCTGAATCTAGTTCTGCCAAAGGGCGATACTGGCCCAGCTAACACTTTGGTAATCGGGACCGTGACAGAAGGCGCTGCTAACGCGTCTATAATCGGTGAAACACCAAATCAAACTCTGAATCTTGTTCTACCAAAGGGTAATACTGGTGATCCCGGTCCATCGAACACACTCGCCATTGGTGTCGTTGGGCGAGGATCTCCAGCAGCCTCACTCACTGGTGTGTCTCCAAATCAAACACTAAATTTGACGCTTCCTGACGCTGCGTTATTGCCAGCAACCAAGATTTCGAATTGCAACAATGCAAAGACAAGCGGCTTCTACTACTGCACACAAGACGCGCCAGCCTCAACAAACACCCCGCCAGGAACAAATTGGGGTGCTTTGACAGTTAAGGACGTTTGGGAAAATGGTGCTGGCGATGACGTCATTCAAACTTTCCAAAGTTTTGCTACCATTGACACCGTTTGGACTCGCAGGTATTGGAAAGCGAATGATACTTGGTCTCCTTGGTCATATTTGGGAGGCACTACATCTCGATCGCTAGCAAGTCAGTCTTTTAGTCTTATAGGTCCTGGTGCAGCATATGCGACAATCTATGCAGACTGCGAGATCCAACTCCCATATGGTGTTTGGGATGTACAAGGCGGAGCCCAATGCGGGATTGCCTTGAACAATGACGTCCTAATGGCCCACCTTTACAACAGAGCAAATAACACAGAAATTGGAAGTGTTGGTGTTGCTTCCGCATCAAGAGGGGCTGCGACCTGGTGCAACGTTGGGCAAACAGCAGCAGTCCACACAGCACGGACAATTCTCACATTAACGGACCCTGTGAATTCGCTGCGTGTTGGTGTTGCCGTGCACCCGAATGGGAATAGTCAAGTAAAACTGACTGCCGCCGCATTAGGCCCATCGTCTTGGGTGACCGCTGTTCGCATCGGGTAATTTTGAAAGGAGTCTTATGATCTCGTTCACAGAAAAAGGCTCCTTCAAAAACCTGGAGGCATTTCTCACACACGATCGATTGGGCGAGATTGCTCGAGCTTTGAACGTACTGGCGGTAAAGGGCGAACAGGCATTGTCTGCTTCCACCCCAAAAGACAGCAGCCTGACTGCAAACTCCTGGAAGTCGAAGGTCGAGGTCTCCAATGGCCTCTACACTATCACATGGTCGAACACTAACGTGGTCGATGGAGTACCAGTCGCGATTCTATTGCAATATGGTCACGGTACTGGTACTGGCGGCTACGTTCAGGGTCGTGACTTCATCAACCCCGCATTGAAACCCATATTTGAAGAGATCTCAACCCAAGTCTGGAAGGTGGTGACAGCATGAGTGGAAACATCGACGAGAAAGTTGTAGTTGCAAAGTTCGACAACGCCAAGTTTGAGGCCAACGTAAAGACCACCCTCCAATCCCTAGAGATTCTCAAGAAGGGTATGAACCTAAAGGACGCAACTCGTAACCTTGCGGATCTCGACGCCGCAGGTAAGCGTTTCTCACTCGCTGGGATTGCCTCTGGCGTAGACAAGATCGCTGCTAAGTTCGACTGGTTGCATGTCGTAGCAACGGCCGCGCTGTCGAACATCACGATTCGGGCTGTCGAACTGGGTAAGCGTCTCGGACAGCAGATGTTCGGGGCTATGACCGAGGGTTTTGGCGAGTACGAAAAGAAGATGCAGACCATTCAGACGATGCTGGTAAACACCGGTTCGTCGATGAAGTTGGTCAACAAGACGCTCGGGCAGATGGCAGCATACGCCAACAAGACTGTCTATAGTTTTGGCGATATGGCAAACAACATGGGTCTCTTCACAGCTGCGGGTGTAAAGCTGAAGCCAGCGATGAAGGCCATCATGGGTATCGGCAACTTGGCAGCGATGTCTGGTTCGTCGGCGCAGCAGGCATCAACGGCCATGTACCAGCTATCACAAGCAATGGCTTCTGGTGTAGTGAAACTTCAAGACTGGATCTCCGTTTCTAACGCTGGGATGGGTGGAAAGGTCTTCCAGAACGCTCTGATTCGAACCGCCAAGGCACACGGCGCAAACGTCGATGCCATGATCAAGAAGAACGGCAGCTTCAAGGAGTCCCTCAAGGAGGGATGGCTGACGTCGAAGGTACTTACAGACACTCTTACTCAGATGACCGGCACCCTGTCAAAGAAGCAACTCATCGCTCAGGGGTTCACTGCGAAGCAGGCAGATGACATTGTCAAGATGGGCAAGGATGCTTCCGATGCAGCAAAGAAAGTCAAGACTTTCTCACAATTGATGGAAACCCTAAATTCCAACAATGCGACTGGCTGGGCTGACACCTGGCAGATCATCATCGGCGACCTTAAGGAAGCGCGAAAGCTTTTCGGTCTGCTGAATGATCAAATCGGCGGGATGATGTCCGCCGGCGCAAAGGAACGGAACGACCAACTTAAGCTTTGGAAAAAGCTCGGTGGGCGTAAAGCCATCTTCAAGGGTATCGAGAACGCCTTTGCTGCCCTGACAAAGCTCATGAAGCCAGTGACTGACGCCTTCGCTGAAGTCTTTCCTCCGTCATTGGGCAAGAATCTGTACGCCCTATCGATTGCTTTCCGTGACTTCACTGCGAGTCTTCTCATCAGTGATGACCAGGCATCAACCATTCACGACACCATGTTGGGCGTGTTCACAATCTTCAAAATGGGAGGAGAAATCCTTTCAGGGGCTTTCCGCGTAATTGGGACTTCCTTTGGCGGACTTTGGGAAGTACTCGGTGTCCTCGGAAGTTTCCTCGGTTCGGTCCTCAAGTTCTTCTCAACGATCAGTGGCGGAGCAAAGACTGCCAGTGATGCGTCCGACGGGATCTCCAAGTTCTTCTACGCCATCACGCAGATGCAGACGGGAATACTTGAGCCTATCCTCACGACTCTTAAGGGCCTGGTCGCACAGTTCGATGCTTTCCTAAACCAGGGAGACCTCGCTGCGCAATTCGTTGAGAAGATGGCGCCGATTCTGGCGTTCTTCGACCAACTCAAGACAAACGCAATCGCCAGTATCACTTCAGGGCTTGCAGGTGTGCCAGGCGCCGTAGCAAACGCTTGGCAAACCCTCGTCGATATTGTTAAGAACGTCTTCGACTTCGTTACAAACTTCGGGCAAGCACTGCACGACGCCTTCGCTGGCATTGGCCCGGCAATTGATAGTGGAATGAAGGGCATTAACCTATCGATGATCCTGAATTTGATCAACACGGGGCTCTTCGCAGCGCTGACAGTAGGCGTCATCAAGTTTGCAAAGGGGTTCTCAGGTTTCTTCTCAGGAATCTCTGACGCGATCACTGGTCTTACGAGTACCCTGAAGCAGATGCAAGATACTCTAAAGGCGCAAGCCATCATGATGATTGCTGGAGCAATCCTAATGCTTGCTGCTGGCGTACTAGTGCTATCAAAAGTAAATCCAGAGCGTCTTCTAGCGTCAACTGCTGCTATCGGGGCATTGGCGGTTGAACTCTTGGCTTCGATGGCTTTGTTCCAGCGTCTCGCTGGAGATAAGGGCGTCAAGGAGATGCCGTTCATTGCCGCGTCTCTTCTCATTCTTTCAGGCGCGCTTCTCAACCTAGCAAAGGCTGTGAAGATCATGGGCGAAATGGACCCAGAGCAGATGGGGTGGGGGATTGCTGCTGTAACTGTGATGCTCGCTCTTCTCGTTGGCACCGCGCAAACGTTGTCGACAATGGACAAGAGTTTCGTCAAGACTGCTGCTGCACTTGTCATATTTGCCGGCGCCCTAGTTCTCATGACGGGTGTTGTTGTTGCGTTCAGCCTCATTCCGCTGGACATGCTGGCAAAGGGCCTTGGCGGTCTTGCTGTTATGCTCGTCATGATGGTTGGAGCGGCTGTACTCATGTCGAAGTTCGCTCCTGACATGTGGAAGGCTGCTCTTGGTATGATGGCCATGGCCGCAGCGATCAATATGCTCGTTGGTGTTATTGCCATTCTGGGGCTCATCCCAATTCCTGTACTGGTACAAGGATTCCTTTCTGTCCTTGCGATCATGGCATTGCTCGTTGGGGCCGCAATCTTGACGTCGAAGTTTGCGCCCCAAATGGTGCTGTCGGCGGTTGGAATGATGGCAATGGCAGCCGCGGTTATGATCTTGGCACAGGCGGTCATTCTCCTTGGGCTCATCCCCATCGAGGTCCTGGTAAAGGGCTTCGTGTCGGTGATTGCTCTAATGGCGCTGTTGGTTGGCGCTGCAATGCTGATGACCACAGCCCTTCCAGGTGCGGTTGCGATGCTTGCCGTGGCCGGTGCCATGCTGATCCTGACGTTTGCGGTGATGCTGCTTGCAGCTATTCCGTTCGAACGGGTTGTCAGTGCGCTGTTTGCCATATTTGGAGCCATCATGCTGTTCGGTTTGGCTGCGGCAGTTCTCACTCCGGTTCTTCCGGTAATGTTGGGGATTGCTGGGGCTATTGCCCTGATGGGCGTAGCAGCATTGGCTTTCGGACTAGGAATGGTTCTTCTGGCTGTTGGGGCTGCACTACTTGGGCCCGCGTTGCAGCTTCTCTTCATGGGGCTAAAGCCGATCGGAGAGAATCTCGGAATCATGGGGCAGGCAATGCTCGCGTTCGTTGGGCTTGGTATCGCCTTGTCCGCGTTCTCTCTCGGTGCAGCATTGGCCGGAGGCGGATTGATCATCCTTGGTATTGGCCTCATATCCACAGCGGCAGGTCTCTTGGCACTAGCCTTCGCTAGCACAATGGGGATCACCGGTCTTGCGAGTTTCGTCCTAGGCGTACAGCAGGTAGCGCCAATGATTGGCACATTCATTGAGTTGGGTGGGGCCCTGATCGTTCTTGGCGCTGGTTTGATCCTCACTGGTGTTGGCATGCTTCTTGTCGGCGCTGGGGCCATCGTTCTGGCAGTTGGTCTTGTACTTCTCAATACCGCCGCAGCTGGTGGTGTAGAAAGTATCGGTCTGATTGTAAAAGCATTCACAGCTCTCTGGACGGAAATCCCAGCAATGTTGGCCGTTGGGGCTGCTCTATTGGTGCTTGGCGCCGGCGCAGTCGCTGTTGGGATAGGTGTCGGGTTGCTCGGATCTGGTGTTATGTTGCTCGGTATTGGGATGCTGGCGCTTTCTGGCGCTGCGTATATCGGTGCCGTTGCAGTACAGATGATCGTCGATACCTTCGCAAAACTGGGAGTTATCACTGATAAATCAGCGCCAGTGATCGATGCCCTTGGTATTCTTAGTGGAAAGTTTGTCGATCTTTCTGGGTCGATCAACGGTGCAAATGGGCCGTTGACAACTCTTGACACGAAGATGACCAACATCCTTTCCTCGGTCGAAAGGGCTGGGGCAAGCGTCGATGTGGCATCAGGTCTCTTCAAGAACTTTGCCAAAAATGTGAACACGTCGATGGAAAGTGCTACGGACGGGGCTGTCAAGGCCACGACCAACTTCGCAAAGACACTAAACACCAAGGTGAAGACGCTTGCTCCTGGGTTAAAAGCCTCTGCTACTTCGGTGGGGAAGGCGATTGACAGCGGCCTTATCAAGGGGATGGACGACGGAATCCCATCTGTTACAGCCAAAGCAAGAGAAGTAGCGCGAAAGGCTCTAACAGCGGCAAAAGATGAGTTGGATTCTAACTCACCGTCAAAAGAAACAGCCAAGTTGGGACGTTGGTTTGATGCTGGCCTAGTGCAGGGAATGCATAAGCATATTGGGCTAGTTGAGAATGAGGCGAGAGGGGTTGCTGGAGGCGCCATGTCGGCACTGAAGAAGGCGCTCGATGGTGCATCAGATGTGGGACTGTCTGGTAATCTCGTTCCTACAATTCAACCAGTACTGGATCTTTCTGCGGTGCGTAAGGCTGCATCACAGATTCCAGGAGTACTTGGCGGTGTAAACCTGCCAGTTGAAGCTGCTTACGCAATGGCTTCGAGCATTGTTGCCGATCAGCGCGCCGCGCAAGAACAGGCGGTAAGCGAAACGGGAGATACATCAGCACCAACATATGTTGATGTGAAGCTCGAACAGAATAACTACTCGCCAAAGGCTCTGTCTGAGGTTGAGATTTACCGACAGACAAAGAACCAAGTATCGCTCTTGAAGGGAGTTATCGGTGCTAACAAGAATTGATGCATATAACGTGCAAGGCGCCGCCCTGCAACTCCCAATTCAAAACCCAGGAGCGTTCCCTGTGTTGTCGGTTGAGGGTCTCGACCCCGTAAAGGCGAGTATCAATACCGCGCAATACGCGTTTATTGATGGCGAAGTGTTTCAGGCGGCCCAGGGTGGGATGCGAAATATCGTCCTTACCCTGGGCTATGCCCCGAACTATGAGACTCAAACGGTCGCTACGCTAAGGCGTACACTGTATGGGTACTTCATGCCAAAATCGAAAGTTCGTCTTGTATTTTACAGCGACCACATGCCAACTGTACAGATCACAGGATATGTTGAATCTTTCGACACTCCACTTTTTACAAAAGACCCACAGGTTCAGATCTCTATCTTGTGCCCGCAACCACACTTCGATTCTTTAGCTGTATCTCAGATCAATGGTCTTACACGAACGACTGGGGATTCTGTTATCAATTATGACGGAACAGCAGAGTGTGGTTTCTATTTAACATTGGCTGCTAGCGGGTCAATGAACGGCTTTAGTGTCTATAACACACAAGCCGTAACGGAAGCGTTCACGATGGCGATGGCCATAACCGGTCAATATGTGGTTCTAAACACAAACGATGGCGAAAAGTCACTAAGATACGGCGGCGCAACGGGGACGGATAACGACATCATTCGGACAGTTAACCCGTATTCGACTTGGATGAAACTAAAGCCTGGTGTAAACTTGTTCCATGTTGGGAATTCCGCGTCGGGTTGCCCCGATGGCTTCAATTGGAATCTCCAATGGGTTTCACGATTTGGGGGCATATGATGTTGCCGTTCGTTATGGATAGAGAGTGCAACATCACCGGTTTTATAGACACGTTCACGTCTGTCATTTGGACTGAGCGGTATAGCGATGTTGGCGATTTTGAGATTGTTCTCCCGTGGTCTAGCAAAATTGGAAGCATTCTGAAAACCGATTCGTGGGTTGGGTTGCCTGACACACGAGAGGTGATGTTGATTGAAACCACAGAGGTTAGCCTCGACGATAAAGGCCGATACACTATGAAGGCCAAAGGTCGTACACTGACTGGTTTTCTTGAAAATCGATCAACTGGTGGAACATCACCAAATATAACGCACCGTACAGCCGGGCAACTGGCTTTGGATGCGGTTGCTAACATTGTTTATCAGAGTGGCGTAAGCAACGCTTGGGCCATACCGTATATGTCAATCGGCTCAGCCGCGCCCTTCCCCGCTGGGAACATCTCATATACACGTGAGGATACTGACATTCTGTCTTCCTTGCGTGAACTATGCCAGGCATATGACATCGGCTTTACCTTGTGCCGAGCGAACACTACAGACCACAATCTGATTTTCAAGTCGTATTCGGGTACTGATCGGACATCGGCACAAACCGTTAACCCGGCGATCATATTTGATCCGAAACTGAATACGCTGTCTAGTACTTCTGAGATCAACAACGTTTCTCAGAAATACACGGAAGCCGAAGTCACTGGTGCCGATACTATGGCGATAACTTACCTAGCAAATAGCTTTGGCTGGGATAAGCGCGTTGTGAAAATCGATGCGTCTGACATAAAGGGAAGCACCGAATCTTCCGGGATTCGTTTAGGCCAGCGCGGTCAGGCATATTTGGCTACGCATCAAAAAACATACGCGTTCGACGGTGTAGTATCACCAAATGCTCTCAAACTTTACAACCGTGATTACTTCATGGGCGATATAGTTGAGATCAGAACTCCGACCGGGAACACATACCGGGCACGAATTACGGAGTACATCAGATCGCAAAACGCCGAAGGCGAGCTTGGATACCCAACACTAACCGTCATTAGTTGATATGGACACCCCATTGGATGCTACACAGTTAACCCTAACTATAGTTGGCGCGTTCATTGCCTCATCTGGCTTTTGGGCTTTTATCCAATCCTTCATCACTCGAAAGATGGACAGGAAGAGCGCAACAACGCAGCTAATTCTCGGCCTGGCGCACAACGAAATCATCAAGCTCGGAATGCGTTACATCGAGCGAGGAATGATCACAGCTGACGAATACGAAGACTACGTGAAGTATCTCTACAAGCCGTACGCCGAACATGGCGGAAATGGTCTTGCAGAGCGCGTCATGAAGGACGTTGATCAGTTGCCCATCTGCTCAGGCACCATTGTCTCCCCGAAAGGAAAACCGTATGTCCCAGACGCCTTCTGTATCGACCCCGTCAAGCCCAATCTTCTTGCTGGGCAACAATCTGTATGACATCCTCAAGTGGCTTGCGCAGGTCACCCTGCCGGCCCTGGGGACGTTGTACTTCGCCCTCGCCCTCATCTGGGGGTTCCCGTTCGGTAAGGAGGTCGTAGGCACCATCACTGCCGTAGACCTCTTCCTCGGCGCGATCCTCCATCTCAGCACAGTCCAGTACAACAAGACGGACGCTGATGGCACCATGACGATCAACACGACAGACCCCAAGAAAGACGTGGCATCCTTCGCCTTCAACGTCGATCCCATCCAGAAGAACGGCGCGTTCATCCGTCTCAAGATCGTCAAGGACACAACGCCGCCCGTCACCACGAGTTCCCGAGAGGACTTTTCGGACGACGTTCCGGGCTGATTCGCGGGTAAAACACGAGCTATAATGAGAAACCCTCTTGAAAGGAGAACCTCGTGTTTAACCGCAAACCGAAGGAACCTACCCCACTTGACAAGGCCATCGACGCACTCGTCGAAGAGCTGGACACAGTGACCGGTGACTCCAAGGAATACACCGCCATGTCGAAGAACATCGTGGAGCTCCACAAAGCCAAGTACGCCATCCCGGCCGAAAAGCAGCGTGTGAGCCCCGACGTAGTTCTGACCGTCGCGGCCAACCTCTTGGGCATCGTCCTGATCCTGAACTTCGAACAAGCGCACGCCGTCGCCTCGAAAGCTATCGGGTTCGTCCTGAAGCCTCGCGCTTAACCGAACTAACCAACAGAGAAATCAAGGGAGGGGGCCTGCTAACCACAGGCCTTCTCTTTTTTGATTCGCGTGGTTTACAAGGGCTCTTATGAGAAATATGAACCTTACGGCCAATACCCAATCGCAAGATTAGGGCAAGCACACTGGAGCGTCCTAGGATGAACAATGACATATTTTCTCTTTTTTGACGCACCCACTACAAGTCATCCTAAAATTTGCCAGGGGGGAACTTTGTCCTCAAACTCGCGAAGGCTACATCCACTATAGTGAGAACCCTACCGAAAGGAATCACTATGAACCCCTCCGTCACCAGCCTGAAAGCTGCTCGACGAATGTTGATCATCGAAGCCGAAGACATCTATCTAGGTCGCCTCCACCCAAGCCTCATGCCTGAACAGCGTGGCGAAAGGTTGAGGACGATCGAGAACAAGATCTCCGCCATCGATGGTCAGCTCGTCGAGCACTTCCTGCCGACCAAGAAGAAGCCGTTCTGGAAGCGCCTTTTCCGGATCTAAGGAGATCGGGCCTAACAAGCCCTTTCTTCCTTTCGCGAAAATTACGGGTCCTATAATGAGAACCACTTCAACCGAAAGGAACACCATGAAGAACCCAAGCCTTTTCACCATCGCCCTCCACCTGATCCTCGGGATCGTTACTGGAGGCCTGTGGTGGGTCGCCTTGCTCCTCTGGCACATCCTCAAGAAGTAGAAGCAATACACGGAGAAAGAGCCCTAACAAGCCCTTTCTTCTTTTCGCGAAAATTACACGACGTATAGTGAGAACATCTAACCGAAAGGAACCACAATGAACGAAACCACCGAGACCCCCACCGTCGTCACCGACGAGCCGAAGGTCGCCCTGTGGCGCCGTCCCGTGAACTTCGTCAAGAAGCACGCTCGCCCCATCATCGCCATCAGCGCGGTCGTGGCTGCCACCGCAGCTACCACCTACGCCGTTGTCGTGAAGGGCAAGTGCCGCTCCACCGACGAGTCCAACGAGGACGAGCCCACGGTCGTGATCTTCCCCGTCACCGACGAGGAGTCCGCCAACTGAGTTCACCCGTCCCATCGCCCGGACCACTCAAAGTTGAGAAGACCTAACACGTCTTCTCTTCTTTTTTCGCGTGGGCTACGCGCCCTATAGTGAGACCAAATCAACCGAAAGGAACCATCATGCATCGCGCCGCAAACCTCCTCAAGGACGCAGCCCTGTACACCGCCTTCCTGGTGAGTGTCGGGTTCTGCTACCGAGCAGGAGCCGATCTGTACGATCGCTACAAGAAGTACCTTCGCACCATCTGACATCTCAAGGAGAAAGAACCTGACCCGTTCTTTCTTCTTTCCTTTCGTGACATTTACACGTCTTATAATGAGACCACTATGAAAGGAATTGCCATGTACAAGAACATCCTTGCCATGCTCCTCATCAAATGGACCGCCATCGCGATCATCTACTACGTAGGTGGCAAGATTGTCGGGTCCATCGCTAATAAGGACATCGACACCGTGTTCGACATCGTCGACAACATCCCAGCCAAGTAATACCCAGGAGAAAGAGCCTAACAAGCCCTTTCTTCTTATTCTCTTGAAAGGAGACCCATGCAGTACGCAGTACTCGTCATGACCAGCCTGAGCTTTCTCGCCAGCTGTGCCACGCTCTACGCCATGTTCAAGACCAAGAAGAAGGTCGAGATCACGATCAACACCACTCAAGCCGTCGCTGATTCCTACAAGATCAAGGTCTCCAACGCCCTGGCGGAGCTCGCGAAGTAAACACGTACTATATTAGAAGAGTCTGTGCCCCATTATCTGCACAGTCGTGTAGCCTCAACAGCTACCTCTTCTATATTTTCTCGAACTCTCTTGAAAGGACGAAATGCAAAGCCTCGACAAGGTCGTCAAAGCAGCCGCTCACACGATCACTGAATACTCGCCTGTCATTCTCACCGCCTTCGGTGTTGCTGGTATTGCGGCTACGACCGTTCTTGCAGTCAGGGCCACACCCGCAGCACTACAGGCAATCGAGGAGGAGGACCGCGCTCGTTATGCGAAGTGCCTGAAGGATGGGTTCGACGATAACGACCCGAAGCAGCTCACTCGCTGGGAGATCGTCAAGCTGACTTGGCGTTTCTATATCCCAGCCGGCCTCATGGGTCTCGCAACGGCCAGCAGTGTCGTCGGCGTGAACTCGATTCACACCCGGCGGAATGCTGCACTGGCAAGCGTCTACACGCTCACTGAGACCGCCCTGCGCGAGTACCAGGAGAAGGTGATAGCGACCATCGGCAGTAAGGACGAGGCGAAGGTACGGGAGGCCCTGGACGAGGACCACCTGGCCGCCAACCCCGTCTCTTCCTCGCAGGTGATCATCACCGGGAACGGCGACATGCTCTGCTACGAGACCCTCACCGGACGATATTTCATGTCCAACATCGAGGCTCTCCGGCAGGCGCAGAACAACATCAACGCCGAGATCATCAACAACATGTACGCCTCTCAGAACGACTTCTACTCCGCCATCCAGTTGTACCAGACGGAGTACGGAGACGAGCTTGGCTGGGAGGTCGGCAACCTGGTTGACCTGGAGTTCTCCTCGAAGCTGGCCGATGATGGCCGTCTCTGCCTCGTGGTGAGCCATCGCAACCGTCCGCGCCCGAACTACTACAAGAACTGACATGGTCGACGGCTGGATAGCGGTCATATTCATCGCAACGATCATGGCAGCGTTGTTCATCGGCTACGTCTGGGGCAAGTACGGACTGTAGTTCGCGAGAAAAACCAGGGCTATAATGAGAACCCCCATATTCCAAACCCACCTACGTGTCCCGCAAGGGGCAGAGGGCTTGGGGGAGCCCGGTAGAGGGCCTGTGCTTGATTGCACGGGCTCTCTATTTTCTCGAAACCCACCCAACATCCCCCGGAAAGGGAGAAAATGAAGCAGCTCGAGTTTCTTGTCCAGGATGATCACGACACGATCATCCCGAACTACCCCTGTGGGTTCAAGGACAAGACGGTCCAGGTGTCGTATCACGGCGCCACTTGGGCAACCTGGAAGCTTACCGACATGGCAGAGAAGCATGCCGACAAGTGCAAGAACTGCAAGGGCATGGAGCCCCTTGTGGACCTCAGCCCCATCTTCAACGCTATGGCCGCGCAGATGAAGAAGGTTGGCATCGCCGCCGAAGAAGCCGCTGACAAGCTCGCAGAGTACATGCTCATCATGCTGCTCGGAGCGACTCGCGATGTTGTCCCTCAGGGAATCATCACCCACGAACAGGCCATGGAAGAACTCGGCTTTTCACTCGAGAAAGCAGTCAGCGCATGAAGGATCAGAACGACAACGCCGGGATCGTCAAGGCCAGCGACTTCGGTTTCCTGGCAGCCCCCGCACCGCACCGCAACCGCGCCCAGCGCCGTCAGAACGTCAAGGGCACCCCCATCCGCAAGTCCGCCTCATCGCGCAAGATCGCGCGCTAACAAGAAAGCAGAAACCAATGCTCAAGAAGGAAATCGAGTTCGTCGACTTCAACGGAGTCACCCGCAAGGAGCTCTTCTACTTCAACCTCAAGAACAACGAGCTCCTGGAGATGGAGCTGTCGTCCTACGGCGGCTTCGAGGAGCGGGTCAACCGCATCATCCGCGAACAGAACCAGAAGAAGCTCATCAAGCTCTTCAAGGAGTTCATCCTGGCGGCCTACGGCATCAAGTCCGACGATGGCCGGCGCCACGACAAGAGCCCGCAGATCACCGCGGACTTCGTCGGTACCAACGCGTACTCCAAGCTGTTCATGGAGCTCGCGTTCGATGCCGATGCCGGCGCGGAGTTCATCAACGGTCTCGTCACGCAGGAGCAGTTGGCCGAAGTCAAGGCACAGTTCGAGGCCCTCAAGGCTCGTGAAGCCGCCAAGACCCAGGAAGCCCTCCCCGTGGAACCGATCGGACCCGCAGCGACGCTCGCTGACGTGAACCCGGTCGCACAGGAGCTCGCTGCTGAGAACGTCGGGGGAAATCCGGGGGGCTCCCGCTTCTCGCAGTGACAAAAAGGGGACGGGAGGGCTGCTGCTTGCCTTCCCGTCCTCCCTAGTCTTACAACCATATTTCAAGTCTCTTGAAAGGAGACAATCATGAGCATGCTGACAGGTGCTATTCGTTTCGCGGCCGGGACCATCGCGGGACTCGGAGCGGGCAAGATCATCGAGAACGCCATCAAGGCCACCACGCCCGAGACGCTCTCCAAGTTCGACAAGGTCATCATCAAGGCCGGCACGTTCGTTCTCGCTGCGATGATCGGTCTCAAGGCCGACGCGTACGTCACCAACTACATCGACGGCGTCACGAAGTCCTTCAAGGACACCGCTTCGGTTCTTGCTGGAGCCGTCGTGAACCTGGCCGATCAGGCCGATCCGATCGTTGAGGAAGACATCGAGTCCGAGATCCTCACCGATGACGCCGCGGATGACATCAAGTACGGCGACACCAACCCCGACACCACCAAGTAGAGGACAACATGAGCGATATTCAAGGGGGCACGGCGCCGCTGCCAAACTTCCCCACAAACGCCAACGTGGCGAAGGAGCGTGAAGCGCGTCAAGCCGGTAAGGCAGAACCGCGTGTCGTTACGAAGGTGATCGAGGGCGCAGTCATCCAGCGCAAGAAGCCGTTGGGACGTCGCATCGCAGACACCTTCACCGGCGAAACCATGCGTGATGTCGGGGACTACATCCTCTTCGAGGTGGTCATCCCGGCGATGAAGGATCTCTTCTTCGAGTCCATCAAGGAGGGCTTGCAGCGCAGGCTGTGGGGCGGCGACGCGCGACCTCGAGGGGGGTCAGGACGGTCAACGTCTTTGCGCAACCAGTCGACGAACTACAACAAGATCTCGTCGGGGAACAGCTGGTCCAACGCACCAGCACGTGAGATGAGCTACAAGGCTCGTGCAACTCACGACTTCAACGAGATCGTCCTGTCTTCTCGCGGAGAGGCGGAGGAAATCATCGACAAGATGGGCGAGGCAATCCGGGATTTCGATGTGATCAGTGTTGCTGACTTGCTCACCATGGTGGGCATCACGTCCAAGTTCCCGG